ATTAATTCTTGAGACTGTCCAAGTATCGATTAACGATAGCTTGCGCACGATCATTATTCTCTCTGTTGAAATGCTGGTTGATTAAACCAGGCATCCAAATATCAACAAGCGCTTTCCTAAGAATAGGTGTCGCTCGTCTGATGCAATCGATGTTAACACCGATTGATCTCAATAGAATTCCTTGATCAGAATTAATCCAGTAGTCCACTGTGGGAGGTGTCTGTAGGGAGTCATCCCTTAGGTCAAGACATAGCATTTCATTAGAAACATGCTTATGCTCTTCCACCCGTACAGGAAAGACGGGTATCCTTCGTTTTTCTTCGGCTAGCATAGAATCCTTGTGTTTGACAAGCACAAGAGAGGTTTCAGTACAGACATTGTCTGTAGCCCCCAAACCACTAGTACGAAGATGGCGTAATGGACTTTCCAGGTTGAGTTCCAAAGTTCGATAACTCGAAACCTTAGTTCCCCTTATAAAATTGTAATCTTCTTTCATTTTACGCTTGTGTTCAATATTTAACAAAGCAACCCAGATCTTGGGATTTAGGAAAGAAGAATCTGTTCCGAACAACTTTCGCATCGCAGCACGTTCTGTGTTGTTTATCTGATAATCAGGTGATAGATAGCGAAATTCATACATGTCCTTTACACACGATACAACTAACGAATTGTTAGTTTGTCTAATATCGTAATCACCGTCAACCTTCGTCACCAGGGACGCAATTAAATGCGTCATAAATGGTGAATCAAGAGCATCTTTAACATTTTTCCATAAACCGAATTTCGTGTAAACGGATTTTGAGTGCTGGTCAAAGAGTTCTGATATTCTCTTGGTTAAACCAATCGAAGGTACGTCCTTTAGGAGTTCTAGTCTTGTACTAGGCAAGCTTTTTAGACGTGTGATTAAGGTGTCGGATTCAAGTTCGGATGTGCCCTTTTGATCTGTTAGATCTCTAGTCGCATCATTTTTCTTTCTACCTGTAATAAAGCCAAAATTGGCAAATCCAATTTCATGGATTTCATCTTTGTAGAAACGAAATAATCGTGAGTTTATCATACAGAAATCACTACTACTGAAGTTCTTTCCCATTGAAGGGCAAAGACCTCCATCAGTAACTACCTTTTTCCAAATCTCATATTGGTTGACAGTTAAGTCATTTGTAATGAGTTGGAATAAAATATCATCGCCGTTAATTAGGCTAGGGTAGTTATTCAATACATTTTCAACATTCATCTCTTTCTTGAGGGTTTGTTCGACCGAACGGTGATATAATATGTAGTTTGCCATACAAAGTATAGGAAACGATATTACATTACCCATCAGCTGTCCATTTCGCTGTTGAAATCCGCCCATTTGGGAGGAAGGATCAGATCTATGTCTGAATTGGTATTGAAAGTAAGGTGATTCTTCATCATAGTGAGGTAAAACCTCAAAGTGTTCATCATCTAAGATAAAATTAGAACACAAAGAAACTCGCGCATTATATAATGATAGTTCCATAGGATCTACAAACTCTTTCTCTTTTACTTTAGTAAAATCAAAACCTGGGTAAATTTTCTCAGCTACCGCATCGAAGATCAATAGCGATAAGTCGCTTTTCAGATTGTCTGTCGCGGCTGAGTAGTCACCTGAAATCCAGTTTCCTTTTTCTTTGTTCCATATCGATTTGACATGGTCCATGGAAATTTCTTCCCCGATCAGGGCGAAGCATGGTATGGTGCGGAGATAACTCCACATCTTTTTCTGGATCCAATACATTCCACTATGTAGGAATGGCCTAGGTTTTGTAATAATTCTCGTCTTTAAAGGCTCTTGTATACAAGCTCGTGTAACTAAGCAAGAAACAGGATACAGGTTAGGATCTCTAACTTGTGTCTTCGGATGTGTGCAGACGTCTCCATCTTCCGGATCGCAACTACAATCATCATGAATCTCAAGGGACTCAAATAGCAATATTTTTGCCTCTGAATAGAGATCTGTGATGTTTGGATAGATGCCGTCTAGATGGTAGACTGGTACTGGTTTATACCATAAAGTTCGCTTCTTACCATTATATTCTTCCTCTGGATAGGTGTAACCTATCAGATCACGAGGTTGAAGATGGTCTGTAGCTTCTTTAAATGGTTCTCCAATGTCTACTTTCTTGCCTTTCCCATCAGGGGTCATCTCCCACATCTTTTCACCAGTCTTTTCAGATGGTAAAAGTGTTTCGATAGACCGAGGGTTAGCTTTACCGAGAGTACCGTAATGAGCATAAGGACTAAACAAGTTACTACTACGAGATGTCTTATTCAAACCATTAATGTAATCATCAACTGTTCCGGGCGTGAGCCCTTGAACGAGATTTTTACAAATGCGTTTGGCATCTTGCATTAAGTCATTATCGATTGTACCATCACTGGTTAACGCGTCACGATTTTTTATAAGTGACTGTTCCACCATTCGAGGACTTGAAGGGAGTAATCCCCTCTTGTAACCTTGGAATAAGGTATTGATCAGGTATTCTCTAGTTCTTGAGAATTTCGCTGTCAAACACTTCAAGGGATGATTGATACGACTTATGTAGCTTTTTAGCAATTGACGAAAACGTCGAGGAAAGAGTTTTAATCCATAGTTAGCTATAGGATCAAAGGGGGGCATTTCTACTTTGTAGAAAGAACAAAAAACAATGTTCAAAGACAATTTTAGTTCAGGGATCACTCTGTCGTTAACGACGAGTATAAGGTATTTTTCAACTTCATTTTCATATTCTTTTTCTGTCAATGTTATACCAAATAGGGTACATAGCTCAGTCATACGCTTAGCGTAGTCTTGAGCCTGTTCACGCCAAAATTTGAGATAACCAGAAATAGCCAAGTCACAGGTCTCCAAGGAGGAGTAGGGCTTGCATATGAAATAGCGATCGAGAATCTCATAAAGATCAAATGATTTCTCCATCTCGGCAGGCACGTGTAGGCTCTTCGCTATTACACTAAACGCTGCTTTTGATGTTTCGCTGAACGTTGAATGGACTTTTGGACTCACTCTTGCTCCGTCGCCAATAGGAATAATTTCCTGAGCGGTTCTTACCATGTATGTTTTTAAGAAATTAAAGGCGTTCATGACGGAATTGTTTATGTAAATTTTTAGGCTAAG